ATTCTTAGTTAGTGTCAACTAAATTATTCGCCGCGGATATGATATTCAATGTCGTCCTCGTCGTATCCAGCAAAAGTCAACCATTCGCGAATATCAGTTTCGGTACCAATAATAAAAATATTTGGATTTCCACCACCGGGGCCTTCAAGTTCAATAAGTTCGTGGGATATATTGAAAGTGGCAAATTCCCCGTACATTTCAGGAGTGTCGTACCATTCGTAAGAAATATCCATATCAACTTTGATTTGATTAGTCATTGTAAGGTTCCTTTTGGTTTCCTATTATCAGTATATACTGATTCTAGGCAGGTGTCAACTAATCGTTTCAACTTCTTGTTGAGAAAGAAAAATTTATTTGAAACCGAACGAGTCTACGATAAAAAATTGTTCGCCTCGCTGAAAAATATCACCTACAGAGGAAGAACTACAACGAGGCGTAATATATTCAACCAGAGCCGGCTCTTCCCAGAGATTTGTAATTTCAAAAGCACGCTCAAGATCATAAGTATAAACTTTGCACGCCGGTGTGTAGTACTGGAAATCAGAAGAAACGAATTTTTTTTGCACTGATCATTGTATTCATTTTAGCGGTGTATTTGGGTAGCACTTCGCCACGATTCACACTGTCGATTTCGTAATGTGTAAGACGAATTTGGTGAATGATAATCATCGGTGATTCCTTTTAGGTTTACCTTATAGAATCAATATAAATCAAAAGAGGGGCTTTGTAAACCCCTTTTTTCAATTATTCAAAAATATTTTTTAGATGCCCATGATTTCCTTCATGAGAGGGAGCTTCCCAACCTGATGGCTTTATCAAATCTGGCAATCCAAACTCGTTCGGTCGGCCTTCTTTAATACCAACATTTTTGCTGGTGTTTGCATCATAAACACGATCCCAAGCTTCGTTAGCGTCGACTCCCATAATATCAAGTGTTCCTATAGCAAACACGCAAAGATCAATAAGACCATCTACAATTTCTTCAGGATCTTTAGCAGCAATCGCGTCCATAGTTTCGATATATTCTTCTTGAACCATGCTCAGTCTAAAATCTAGCCACTTGACCATCAAATCTTTGTCGTGCTTATTTTTTTCAAACCATTCGTGAACACCAAACTTGAGATGCATCATTCTAATGTCATTTGCCCAGTCACTCATATTTTACTCCTTCTAATTTAAGCGTGGCTTCAATTTCAGCAATTTCATCTTTGATAGATAGCTTAATTCGTTTATGATTTTTTATAGATGCTTCTGGCGCTCTTTCTGCTTCAAGAACTTCTATCAATTTGTCTTGCTTTTTGTGTTGCTCTTTCAAAAATCTTAAATTTTTCATTTGTTTTTCTGTCATTATATTTCCTCCATCATCCAAAAAAACTTTCTATAGAATTAACTTTTTCTGCTGACCAACCAATCGCCTGTAAAAGGTTGTCAATAGGGCTTAAAAATACTTTGTTAAATTGTGTTTCATAGTCTATATATTGATCTATACCAAACTCTTTTGGAAGCACGTTGGGGAATGATATCATATTTTCGCGCAGTGGATTTGGTGTTTTAAGATACACAAACTTAACTTTATCACCAGATTGTATTTCTGGATATTTATGCTGCAATCCTTTTTCCTTTAAGAAGTTGTTATAAAGGATACAACCACGAACATGCATAGGGCATCCTTTTTTATATGAGCCTGTTTTACGATCTGTGTATTTTTCAATATCGTCAGTCCCAGAAATTTTAGCGACAGATTCCGCAGGAAGACTATAAAACTCGGTTTTAAAATTTTGTACGAACTCTTGAGTTTCTAATTCATTGCCATTCATAATAACTTTAAATGAACCTTTCAGTTTTTCTCTGCATATTTCTGGTGTTGACGATCTTACAGACTCAAGACCAGTGACACTTATCTTTGGCTCTTCGTAGTGCACTCCTTCTGAGTTTAGAGCGTTCATCACATATCGCTTTTTAGCAACAAAAACAGACTTGTCAGTTATTTTTTCGCGCTTCATTGCCATTGCATTGCGATAAGCACCCATCTGCTTTGCAAGCTTTTCATAACCGTCTTCAATTATTTTTTCAATTTTTTCTCTGCAGACTTTATCTAAAAACTCTTCGCCAGTTTTCTTATCAATATCTATTGTGCCAAACACTTTTTCAATGATAGGAGCCATGTCAACATAGATTGAGTCAGTATCGATATATACGATAAAATCGAGTCCTTCTGTTTTCATAAATTTGTTCATAAAATCATTGACTGATTTTTCAGCGTATCGAATTGAAAGCTGGCCAGATGTAGTAATTGCTTCGGCCATTTCGCCAATATAATATAGAAAGTAAATATTTGCGATTGCGCCGTAAAGTGCGTTCATAGCAATTTTGATAGCCATCTGAGCGTTATGAAGCTGAGTAATTTCCTTTTTAAGTTCTTTTTTCTTAATATGATCTTGTTCAGTTTCAGCAGCCTGTTCTACTGCAAGCATATTCTTTTTGATTTTTGAACGATTGCCGTAATATTCTTGAATGATCTCTGGAATAATACCAAGTTTTGCATTTGTGAAACAAACTCCATTGGCGCATACAGAATAGTCTTTGTTTTCATTTGTAAATTGGTCGTTCAAAACCATTTCTTGTGTAACATATTCTCTCGCGTCTGGCACATAAGTTTCAGGCGACATGTTATATTGTAACATCAAATGGGGATACAAAGAATTCAAATCAAAAGAAACAATCCAAGGATGCATACCAACACGCGGATCTTTTACATAACCGCCCACAAGCGCGTTTCCTCTGTCGCCTGGTGATCCTTTAAGCGATGGTATAATATTCTTTTCTTTTAGCTTTCTATAAAGAGTTGTTTCCCAAATTCCAACCGTACCAAATGCTTCAGTATAGTTGACACCGCCGCCATACGCAACAGTAAGAACAAGAGAAAGAAGCGCAGACTCTTCTTCCATTCTTTCGATAAGATGCGTGTCTTTAAGATTATAGTCGAGATATAGTTGTGGATTTTGTTCGTAAAGCGCGGTCAAGTTGCCATACTCAGAATAGTCTAGCTTTTTCTCACCGAGGACAACGTGTGCAATGTGGTCTAACTTATAGCTTTCTTGTGGACCATACTTGTAACCAAACTTTTTAAACGCATCCATGTAGTCGATAACAGCAACACCCGAAATAGCATAAGTCGACTGATCTTTATTGAAGATCTTTCGAGTATGCTTACGAATGCTTTTCCAAGGCGAAAGTTCTCTTGCCTTTGCTTCTCCAAATAGATTGATAATACGTGTTACAATATACATAATGTCAAAATATTCTACGTTCCAACCAGTTACAACATCTGGATAATCGTTTGTCCATATTTGCACAAATCGGCTCAGCATACTCTTTTCGTTTTCAAATTTCATGAATTGAATATCATCTGGATTGATGCCAGTTAGCGTTTTTGCTTTATCATAATTTTTACGGCCGAGCAGATGATACGTGCTGCTGTTTGAAGACTTATATGATATAGACGTAATTTCTTTGTCTGCTAATTCGGTGTTTGCATAACCATCGCTTATATCAACCTCAATATCAAACTTAGCAATATTGATTAAATTAATGTCAAACTTAATTTCACCTGGATATTCTTCTTGAATAAACTGAGCTACATAGTTTGTATTGCCATAAATTTCCAACCCGTGAACATCTTTATATCGCTCGATAAAATCCTTGGCGTCATTCATATTTTCAAACTTCTTGGGAGATAGATACCGCTCCCCTAGTAGAGACTTGTAAGGAGTTTCTTGTTTTGCAGGCTGGTACAACGTAGGCTCGAAGTTTACTTTTTTGGAGAAACGCCGGCCATTGTCATAGCCTCTCCATAAGATATTGCTACCATATCTTTCAACAGACGTATAAAATTTAGTCATCAAATTCCTTTCAGTAATATACGTGATTTATTCAATAATAACCCATGGACGAGGTTATGTCAACGACTTTATGCTGCAAGTTGCGTAAAGTTCTTTACCTTTTCAAACCTTATGTGGTTTTCAAACTTTTCTCCAAAAGTCTCACCACGATGAGATATAACAAAGATGTTGTCGTTAGTGTGAGTCTTGTGAAGAATATCAATGAGCGCTTCGACACCAGCAGAATCTGAAGCGGAGTCTAAAGTTTCATCCATTATCAAAAGGTTAGTAGATACTGAGTTTCGAAGTTTTGCAATTGCTCTCCATGTGAACATGATGCTCAAACTGATACGCATTTTTTCACCTTCTGAAAAGGATGCGAAAGAAAATGCATCACGAAACCGACTTTTGATTGTCTCGTTAAAATTTTCATCAAGATTGAAGTCAACAAAAAGTTCAAACTCAGATAGATACTGATTAATCAATTTATTCATAATTGGAATATATGTTCTGATAATACTAGTCTTAATACCACCATCCTTAAGCATGGAAGCAACAATACCTAGAGTTTCACGCTTTTCGTATAGTTCAGTTTGTTCTTTCTGTTTTTTGCTTAATTGGTTAACAAACTCAAGTATTTTGCTCTGATCTATTTCTTCTACTTCCTTTTCAGCGCATTCTAATTCTTTTTTATACGACTTCAATTGGTTCATAATAAGTTTTATTTGCAGGCGGTGCTCGTTAGCTTTATTATGCAGTTTTTGAATTTCATCTTCCACATTAGAGATTTCAGAAAGCCGAGTTTCGATTAGTTCTTTTTTCTGATTCAGTTGATCCAAACCACTTTGCACTTCTTCTGACTTTGAGTTTCGTTCTGTTACAATTTCAGATTTAAAGTCATGATCAATGCATTGTTTACACGTAGGACAATTATCATGCTTGGAGTAGAAATCAATTTCTTTTTTATACTCACGCTCTTTTGTTTGTAATTCCAGCAACAGGGTTTTTACTTGATCATGCAATTTTTTTTGTTTTTGCTTGTCAGTAATAGTAGAACTCAACCCTGTTATTTGAGTTTCATATAATTCTGTCTGTGCTTGTTCAGTCTCGATTGTAGAAAGATTTTCAACAATTTTTATCTTTATCTTTTCTACTTCAGTCTGTTTCATGCGCTGAATTTCTTCATTATGATCTTTTGCTGAATCGATTCTAGTTTGAACCATATCAATTTGGTAGTTATTGTCAGTAATTAAGCTTTTATTATCACTGATCCGTTCTTTCAGTAATGTATTCATCGTGCTAAATACTTGTATGTCCAATAGATCTTCAATAATTTCTCTGCGTTGCCCAGTAGGTAGTTCCATGAAAGGTATATATGTAGCGCTGCCCAAGATCACAATCTGAGAAAAAGACTTGAAGCTCATCTTCAAAATATTCTGCTCTAAATATAGCTGATAATCTCTTGATGCAGCATCTTTATTCAAGAGATCGTTGTTTTTCCAGATCTCAAAAATACCAGGTTTCATGCCACGGCGGATCACATACTTATCAGAGCCGATAGTAAACTCGAGCTCAACAAGTAGTTCCTTA